CTGCCTGCAAGGTTATACCTACCTACCATCCCGCTTACGTTCTTCGAGACTGGTCCGCGCGAAACATTACAGTTGCAGATCTCCGTCGAGCTGCGCTCTATGCCGACGGAAGAGCTTATCCAAAACCTAACTGGCGCTTCGACGTAAGGCCTACCTATGAAAAAGTCATGCACGTGCTTACTAGCCTTCTCCATCGAACTCGAGGAGGTGAGCGGATACGACTTTCCGTTGACATCGAAACAAGAGCAGGACACATTGCGTGCATTGGAATCTCGTATACTGCTCTCGATGCGATCTGCATTCCTCTCATGGCCGTCGGACGGCCTAAGGGCTATTGGACTGAAGACGAAGAGTGTTCAATCCTGTGGGTCCTCTATCGGCTACTTACCGGGGAAAACGCCCTCGTAGTCGGCCAGAACATCCTCTACGACTGCCAGTACTTCATCCGCCACCTGCTCTTCTGCCCGAACGTCGTACAGGACACGATGATCTCCCAGCACTCCATTTTCAGCGACATGCGGAAGTCTCTCGACTTCCAAGCGAGTATGTATGCGCAATATTACGTTTACTGGAAAGACGAAGGTAAAAACATCGACCCCACCTCCGAAGCGGACGAAACGCAGTGGTGGACATATAACTGCCTGGACTGCGTCTACACAGATGAAGTTGGCATGGTGGAGCTTGAGACCATCGAGAAGATGGGTCTTCAGCAAGTGCACGCGTTCCAACAATCGATGTTCTGGCCCGTCCTCCGTACCATGCAGCGTGGAGTTCGCATCGATAGAGCTCGCCGCGATCAACTAATAATGGAGGTGCAAGATGCCACCGATAAGCGACTCGCCTTCCTCAACCGTGTCCTCGGACACCCCCTCAACCCCGACTCACCTAAACAGATGCACACGCTGTTCTACAGCGATCTTCGACTGCCAGTGCAACGGAAGCGTGCGAAAAAGGGTAAGCCAGGCAATATTACGCTGGATGACGAGGCTCTCACTAAGCTGGTTCGCATTGAGCCTCTTATCAAGCCTCTTGTCAATTGCATTGCTGACATCAGAACGCTGGGTAAGTTTCTCTCTAATTTCCTTTGCCGCAGCCTCGATTACGACGGTCGTATGCGCTGCTCTTACAACATAGGAGGATCCGAAAGTGGCGCATCCGCCCCGAAGACCTATCGCCTCTCTTCCTCTGAAAACGCTTTTGGAAGCGGCACTAACCTCCAAAACATCCCGTCGAAGAAATCTAAGTCGATGGGTAAAGCTAAGCAGCGCGGTGCTATTGCTGGATTTGGCGACTCTTATAGCTTTCCAAACATACGCGAGATTTTCATACCGGATCCTGGCTATACTTGGTTTGATATGGATCTTGAGCGGGCAGATCTATTTACTGTATGTTGGGAAGCCGACGATGCGCAGCTTAAAGCAGCTATGCGGATGGGAGTTGATATTCATCTCCTTAACGCTTTTGTTATTACTGGCAAGGAACCTCCACCACTAGAGGAACTGGTCGAAACCCACCCGCGCTACGAAACACACAGAGGTCCACATGAGTATACTAGAGAATTCGCGAAGGTCTTTTGCCACGGGACTAACTTCGGCGGACAGCCTCGAACTATGGCAGCACATACAGGACGCACTATTGCAGAGATTGAGCGAGCTCAGTCCATCTGGTTTGGAGCTCATCCAGGAATCCGCGTATGGCACAAACGTGTTCAGGCTCAGATCTCCGCAAGGCGATACGTTGAAAATCGTTTCGGGTATCGATGGTACATCTTCGATCGAGTGGAGAATGCCCTCAACGAAGCAATTGGATGGATTCCTCAGTCGCACACTTCCATTGTAATCAACAAAGCATGGGAGCGCATTAACCGTGAGATCCCTGAAGTCGAGATCCTTATGCAAGTGCATGACTCCTTACCTGGCCAGTTTCCTACCCATCGAGCTGCGGAACTTCTACCTAAGATCCGTGAGTGCGCGAAGGTTGTTATACCGTATGAAGATCCGCTGATCATCCCAGTCAACATTAAGACATCTACCAAGAGCTGGGGTCACTGTTGAGTAGAAACTTCCCCGACTGGCTTACCGCCTATGTGCAGTACGCCAGCTTCTCCGAAGCCCCCGCACGGATGCACTTCTGGAGCGGGGTTTCTGCAATTGCTGGCGCATTAAGGAGACGAGTATGGATGGACATGAAGCTGTTCCGCTGGCACGTCAATATGTACATTGTCATGGTTGCTCCGCCCGGTATCGTTGCCAAGTCTACCACTGCGGAGATTGCCATGGCCCTTTTGAGGAAGGTACCTGGTATCAAATTCGGGCCGGACATCGTGACCTGGCAAGCCTTATCAAGTGCATTTGCAGAATCCAACGAAGCTTTCGAAATGAAAGACGAAACTGGAGAATCGATATGGCTACCCCAGTGTGCTCTGACACTATCCTCCTCCGAGTTTGGAAATCTGGTAAACCCCGCAGACCGAGACATGATAGATTTGTTAGTTAACTTATGGGACGGCAAGCAAGGCAATTTCAAGAAAATGACCAAGGGAAACGGCACCGATAACATCGAAAACCCCTGGATCAACCTCATCGCCTGCACCACTCCTGCGTGGATCGCCGGCAACTTCCCTGAATACGTAATCGGAGGCGGGTTCACCTCACGGTGCCTGTTCGTCTATGCAGATCAGAAAGACAAGTACGTGGCTTACCCCTCGCAGCATGCACCCGCAGATTTTTATTCAGTCCAAAACGCTCTCGTGGCGGATCTGGAAGACATCGCTAACAATATCTGCGGACCGTATCGCCTCACTCCCGAGGCGTTCGCTTGGGGGGAGGACTGGTACCAATTTCATTGGAAGCATAAGCCAGACGAGCTCGACGATGATCGTCTTGGTGGATATCTTTCTCGAAAACAGACCCACATTCACAAGACTGCTATGGTCCTCGCTGCAGCGAGACATAATAACCTCATTGTGGAGGCGGAAGATCTTTCTATGGCCTCCCATATGGTTACTGATCTTGAGAGGGATATGCAAAAGGTCTTTGCACGTATTGGACGAACAAGCCAGTCAGTCCAAGCTGAGCGCTTCATTCGGTTCATTCATAAAAGAGGTCAGGTATCGTACCCAGAGGCATACGCACACGTTCATTCAGCGTTCCCTGATATCCGAAATTTCGAGGGGGTCGTCAATGGAGCCCTGAAGGCGGGGTTCATCGAGCGGATTGACCACAAGGGAGTTGTTTATCTGAAGGCGAAATTGCCAGAGTTGCCAATAACGGCGCCTATTATCGATCCATAACCGGCGCCTCAATCACAGGAGCTTACATGCTAATCAAACTAACCGAAATGCCTGGGAAGCAGGAGGTTTATTTCAAAGCGGACCAGATCCGCTGCGTCATGGGGGCACCGGAGAACCCGCTGCTTACCCGAATCGTCACTACTCTCCTCACCCCCCAGGGTTTCCAGTCCTTCGATGTCCTGGGGGGCAAAGAGGAGATCGCTTGCTCCATCAACCGTGCGTTGGAGGGAAAGAACGATCTCGCCCAGTAACTCAGCCCGTCACCGGCGGCACGCCGATTCCTAGCTGCTTCGCCAGCAGCGCCATTGCAGTGTCGTCTGTTCCTTTGATCGCCGCCCAGGCCGATTCGTCCAGATTCTTCTGGCCGGCGGCCTGTGCTGCTTGGATCAGCGCACTGATCTTCGACGCATTCTCCAGGAGGGTGATCACCAAGCTAATCCCTTCTCCCAACGTGATTGCTGTTCCCATCACTTCACTCCTTTCGAAGTTAAAAAGCTCTGCAGCGCATTCAGCCCTGTAAGCGCTAGTACCAGATTCTTCTGCGCCCCCGCTTGATCACCCGCCAGCTCAGCAGCCTTCGCCGCATCCAGCACCGAACGGGAGTCCTGAGCAAGTTGATATACCCGCCTTCCATCTTCCTGTGACATCGCCCCACTATCCAGCGACTGACTCGCAGTCTGCACAACAGCCGTATGCACGCCGTAGGCTTGGGCGAGCTGCTGATCAAAGCCCTGGGGGGTGGATAGTCCCAGCGCAGCGCACGCTGTAATCATTATCAGCACACCAGCCAAGAAAAAGTTCTTCACGTCGTATGCTCCTTTTTGCCGCCGAGGAAGAAGTACCCTACCGCGGCGGAAATAACCGCCCCCAGTGCCGCTTCTACCGGCCCAGGCATCACTACACCAGTCAAGCTCACCACCCACGAGATAATCGTCGCGAGCGGTATACCTATCCCCACACTCGCTATCGTGCTATTCGATGGCGTAGCGGAATTTGGTGGAAAGGGGTCTGGACTATTCATCTTCATCATCTCCTCTAGGTTTCATCACATCTTGGAACATGGGGGTCGGTGCCGGTAAGGTCCTTGTACTTCCTATACAGCTCATTCAGCCTATCCGTATAGTTCTGCCTCGCAGGTGAATCTACCGCCGTCCTACACTGCTGCCCCCTCACCGTCTGGATCGCTAGATCCAGCCTTTCTACTCTATCCTCCAACAACTGCTTCGAAATCTGCGATAGATTCATATTCGCCTTGCTCAGGTCCGCTGCCTTTGCAAACGGCGCTTCAAGTCCCGCAAAGCCCACCCAGCCACAAACCCAAACCATGTGAAAAGAAACTACAGCTACCCAAGTTCCTCTCATGATAAAGGTCCTCTGTTCCTTCGTCAGTGTCCCAAATATTGTTTCTAAGATCGCATCCCACACTACACTCTCCTTAAGTATTAGAGATGGTCTTGAATATTGCGCTGCTGCCTCCTAGCCCAGCAGTCACACAGACCCATTCTAGTACTCCACCAACTGAGGGGGCGATGTTCCGCACCGTATCCCCTACTGCCCATACTCCCGCGACGGGGGCCGCCAAGCCAAACTGATGAATGATCATCCCTGTTCCTTGATTCAGCACCGCGCCATCCAGTCCGGTACCAGTATTACTCTTATCATAAAACCCTCCGATATTCGCTCCGTTGAACGAGAGAGCTATCGCTCCAGAGCTCAGCACAAAGTTGTTCGAGTATCGGACGGCGCTGCAGCTGGTCTGCTGAATAGCCGGCGGCCCACTCGATCTGATGTTATTATTCGCCACCAGTACATTCTGGGCGGCCAGGGTATCAAACACTAGCGGAATACACGAAGCATCGCCTCCGGTCAAATGATTTCCTGTAATCGACACCCCAGTATTACTACTCCCTCCGCTCTGAATCATTCTGATCTGCGAAGAGTGCCCGCCAGTAATTGTATTATCCGCTACTGAGATGTTCGTATTCGCCGCTCCCTGTGCGAAGAGAGAGATCCCGATCTGCGGCTGGGTAGTGGTTACCAGAGTAATCGTATTTCCCTTCACCACCACATTCGAGCTATTAGCAATCTTAATCCCGTCTCCATTCGCATTTACCGCTGGCATGTTCACAGTATTCGATGCGCAGACTATTCCCCCCCTGCACCCGGTGATCAGTATCCCCCAATACTGTGTCATGTTAGAGATAACATTCCCTGTCACGGTGATTGGAGCGGAAGCTACCGCCGAACCACTTACACCAATGCCCGCCGGCGCTAGGGTAGTGTCCTGGGTCAAGATGCAGCAGTTCTTGATAACATTCCCCGAAACTATCGTTCCGCCAATCCCCGCGCCCACTACATAGATTCCGGCCCCGGAGCTAGAATTCCCTGACGGCACTGATCCACCCGTCACATCTTGAACACTATTCCCGATCACCTGATTAAACGTATCCGCTGCAGTGGGCATGTACACCAGTATTCCATACCCCGTACATCCGCTGACTCGATTATTCGTCACGATATTATATGCAGGAATCACTCCACTATCCGGGTCCCAGACTGCTATCCCAAACTCATTCCCCCCGAAGCAGAAGTTTCCTTCGATCACATTGTACTTCGCAGGAAGCGTCGTGCTCGCTAGGTCAATATCTCCCGTTCCCGATCCCTTCCCCAGCGCATCGTGCAGGTAGTTCTCTTTTATCGTGCAATACTGTGAGCCCGGAATCCAGATGCCAGTGAATTGCATTCCTTCCAGTTCATTCGAACTAACCAAGCAGTGCGTGCAGCGATCCAGCAATATGCCTGCGATGCTGGAAGAGCCACCGAGTACCGTTTGCTTAAGATGCATCCCACTGATCGTTATCCCACTTTTGAAGGTCGCAACTAGGTGATTAACATTAGCCGTCGAGCAAAGAATGGTTGAACCCTGCGAGCCGATAAGCGTAGTATTGCTGACTAGGTTGATAGAACTGCTAATCAGCGCCGTCATAGCAGGGGGGAAGGTAAGTCGCCCGCCTACACTCGCCCAGACATTCAGGGCAGGTGTATCATCAGTCACTCCATCCAGCACAGCGCCAAACCGCCGAGGGTCGCCTGCAGGCCAGCTATAATTGCTCGGCACTACTCCTACCGCAGCTTCCTGCACCGTTTGGGGATTGATGATCTTGAACATAAAGGGGAAGATAGAATTGAGGAAATCAGTAATTGTCCTCTCTCCCGTTCCTCCATTCGATACCTCTAGCGGCTCATCCGCTGTCAAGCTCGCTCTCGCATCTGCCGCAGTCCGTGCAGCAGTTCCACCATTGGGTATCTCCAGTGGAGCATCCTGCGTCAGTGCCGCGCGAGCGGTCGGGGGCGAATTCGCCCCTTGGAAGACCAGATTAACCAGCAGATCAACGCCGTTGAGCCAAGAGGCCTTGATCGCCGGTCCGAGCTTAGGAATGAAATTCTGTGGGGAAAAGGCCATAATTAAACTCCGTTGGGGTCGTACACAGCGTTGTCAGGGATTGAGCAATCAGGCATCGCCGCATCCGGAATCGCGGAGACTCCGTTGCGAGTACAGAGGACAGTGAAGGTTTTCTGAGGCAACTGAGCCCAGGGGACGCTCTGATCATCCTTAACATTCCGGACGAAGTCTTGCGGCTGACGGGGTTCATTATGCTCCGGGCAGCGGTAGAGCCCCTGCCAATTCTTCTCCATCGTGGAGGCCTTCCGCTTTCGCCCGCACATGGAGCAGACCGCGTTAAAGTCCCCGGGAGAGAGGAAGTCAGCCCTCCCTTTCTGCGGTGTAGTGCCCATTAGAACTCCATCCCCCTCGCATACCCGCCCGCCTGCAGCTCTTTCAAATCATCAGCCAGTCGATCACCAATGTCAGTACGGTAACCAAGATTACTAGGAATAGCCAACTGCCGGATGACTCCGTACGCGTCCTTCTGAGCGCTTCGCACAGTCCGACCAGTGCCGCTAACGACCATAATATAGTTACCAGCAGTAACGTCTGCAGGTACATCCTTCACCTCCCCATTTATCAGGGTAGGGATGGTTCCAAACTTCATCTGCTGGTAGTGGAGTTGATGAGCGATCCGCTGTTCGATACCGGAGATCGGGTACCCAGACCAGTACCTATCCTCCCCCTCGGCGGGGAAGTTCCCGTGCACCAGTAGTACACCTACCGCAATGTCCGTCGAGACTTCGAGGCTGTCTGTGCCGCGCAGCAAATCAGCCATCCATTCCACAGGGTCAGATTCGATAACAGCTTGCCGGATCGCAAAATCGGGCCAGCCCAGTCGGCAAGTAAACTCGAGGGGCCAAGCTCCATCGTCATTAATGATACAGTTGATAGAGCAGTCTCCGACATAGTTGATAGCATGGAGATAGTCTGTGACTGGCTCCAATACCTCTGTAAAGAGCCTGGATCGTTTGACATGCCTAATTACCGTCCCCATTTCGCCAGTATTACAGCCGAGGTCACCAACAAGGAATTTTTTATGCTCAAAGCTCTCTTCGAGAGCTGCACTCCAGCCTCCTGGGCCAAACCAACCGGCAATGCCCATTTCCACGCCACTGATCTTCTCCTGCAGCATCAGCTGTCCGTCGAGGCCGTCAGTCTGCCAGCGCTTGAGCATGAAGATTGCCTCGTCAGCGTCCTTAGCGACGCAGGTCAGCGCCTTATCAGTAGTGCCGCCCCAGGGCTTGATCGCATAAGCTTTTCTAGTTTCACACACAATCCCCAGCGCTTCGTCGATATCCTTAACAGTGTGATACGGTACGACCTGCACTCCGTGATCTTCGAGGATGCGCTGCCCCAGTTCCCGATCCAGTTCAAGTTCAGCACCCTTAGCATTGGCACCGAAAATCGGGTACCCTTTACCAAAATACGGCGCCAGGGCAGCTTCGTAGAGGTTGTTCCCTGTGGGGATGACCAGGTCAGCCCAATCCATAAGCGGTTCCCACTCACGAACTCTATCGACAAGCCCTTCGCCTGTATCCCACTCCTTGGGGAGATTGTAATACCGAACAGCGTGTCCATGATCCTGTGCCCTCATTGCCAGGTCCAGCCCCGCCGACCCGACGGTATCGATGATCAGAACCTTCATTTCTTCTGGTCCTTATCCAGATCCGGCTCGCTCGCTTCCAGTGCGCCGAAGTAGAACATCTCCCGCAGTCCAGTTCGGGCAGCCATTCGTTGCCGGGAGTCACCCTTGAAGCCGATAGCTAGCCGGCGAATCACTGTCGGGTTCTGCAGGAACGCGCGGTACAGCGCCCCTACTCCTTGATGGTACCACCGCTCGTAGAACTTCTTCTGCATCATCGCACCAGAGGTCATACCCGCCATGCTCGGGTCCTTCATCCCAGGATAGAGGAACTTGATCTCCTTATCCAGCGTCCGCAGATCTTCATGCAGCCCACCGGGGAAGAGAAGCTTCTGTTGCTTATCTGTGAACTGCGCCATCCATCCACTAATCCCCTTCATCCCTCCTTCCCCAGCCTCCTCCATCGCCCCTGCAAACGCATGCCGCAGGGCCTGCTGCTGCACCGCCTCCGTCACCTGTGAATTCTTCCCCATAATCCGAAAGAACTGATCGAGTCGATCCGTCTGCCCCCCGTGTACCAACCAGTTATACGCATCCTCCGGCGAACGGGAGTTCTGTGCGAGGGATTTCAAGTAAGCTTCGATCTTCCGACCTCCAACCTGCTTGCTGCCTTGAATAGAATGTAGGGTAGTGAGGGCGGCCTGCTGAATCATCTGCCCCGTCTGCTGCGTATTGAGCGCAGCCTCCGTTCCCTCCATGCTCTTCAGCGTCGATTGCTTAACACCCCCGCGCAGGCCGACCTTGTCGAGTATCTTGCCTGCAGCATCCTTCAAGTATCCCCGATTCGCCCTATCAATCGCCTTCGACGGGCCACTCAGTTTATCCGCCAGGATGGCGATTCGCTGGAGCTTCTTCGCATCCGGCATGGTGGACTGGGCGGGTGGCCGTGCGCCTCCCTTCAGCACCTTATCCGTCATCGTCCGGGTCTCATCTGTAGCACCGGTGATCAGCTTCGGCAGCGGTCCTCTCGTCAGCTTCCCTATCGCTCCTCCAACCACTCTTCCTCCAACCTCTCCTTCCGCGCCAGCTTCTCCCGCTCCTACAATCGTCCTCGCATACTCCCCAGGCGTCTTCCGATACAGACCGGCGGCAGCCTTCGCCCCTTCTTTAATCGTCTTCCCTCCAGCCGCACCTGCAATCGCACCTCCAACCGCTCCCACAAAGGCACCTGCAGGACCCGCTACTGCTCCCCCCGCTGCACCTTCCGCGGCCCCTGCAATCCCTAGCGTGGTCTCCGGGGCATCTCCTACCAAGGTAGCCATGAAGCTGCTCGACCCCCGATACATCTTCCCGTCTTTCCCCTTGACGATCAGTCCCTTCGAATCCTCCGTGACCGATCCCTTTCCATACTGCTGCTCAAGGAAAGCCTGCCTCTCCGCCTTGTTGTCCATCATGGACAAAATCGCCTGGTGAGTAAATGGCAGCTTGCTGAGCTTAGGAGCAGCAGGCGGATGATGCTGGAACGATTCCGTCAGCATCAGGTCCGCGGCCCTTCCTTGGTTTGCTACTCCCTTAGCCACTGCCCCTAGCGTCGCCTTAGTACCTGGCGAGTCGGGGACGAACTTGCCCTGTGCAGGTCCAATCGGGGGAGCGGATTCTGGTGTCGGTGTAGAATCAGGTACGAAGCCCATTATTGCCAAGTCCCCTTAACGCCGTTGATGATAACCTTAGTGTCCTTCTTGAGCTTACCTGCTCGGGCTGCAGCTGCTGCCTCCTGCTCTGTACTGAAGGTTGGTAAGGATTCGGTCTTATCCCCCTTGCCCTTAATCGTGTTATCACCTCCACCCGCCAGCCGATCCCGCAGGGCTTTCAGCTTGGTAATATACAGCGGATCATTCGTACCTAGCCGAGTGATATCCGACAGCGCAGCTGTCAGCTCCCGCTCATCCTTCGCACTCCGCGCACTGCCGGTAAGTGCCTTCGGAACCTGCGTCTGGATCATCTGTGCCTTAGATACAATGCGAGTCAGCGGAGTGTCCTGATCCCCGATGCCAGTTGATGTGGAAGCAAACTCACCGATTCTTCCAAGCTTGCCCTTTAGACCTGCCGCTCCCGGATTCGCTTCCATATCGCTGATCAGATCATCGATCGATTCGACCAGCTCGTTCTTCGCTGCTGCCTGTTGCTGTTCCTTCGCACTCGCCTTCTTCGGCAGGTTCTTCAGCTTCCCGCTATCATTCAGCTCACTGTACGCCTGCTGGAACGCCTCATCTCGGGTCTGCCCGGCGGCCATCAGTCCCTTTGCCCTCTCCGCCACCTCCGTCGCATACAGCTGATATCCCTTCGGATCCGCATCAGGATAGTCCGCCTGGATAAGCGACTTTGCGTTATTCACTTCTGCTGCCGGTGGAGGCTTACCGCCTGCTTTGCCAATTGCAGCAGCGCGCGCATCGTGCTCCTTCGCCTCCGCTTGACGCAGAGGGACACCAGCGGCTTCGAATCTCGCTTGCGCTTCATTCTTCTTCGTCTCCGCCTTCGTCTTCTGCAGCTCCGCCTGCTGCTGCGCTGTCTGACTCGCCCTCTTCAGCAGATCCACCGTCTGCGGATCATACGGTTTGCTGAGGAACTTCTGTACCTCTGGGTTCTTCGCTTCTTCCGGGAACATCAGTGGGAAGGTCATCCGTGCCTTGTCCCAGTCCGCCGCCGCTGTAGGTGAATTCTCGTGGATCGTATCCAGCACACTGCCTACATGCCCCCACAGCTTCGCTTGCTGCTGGGCCTGATGCACCTCCAGTGCAGCCCCACTCTCTGCCAGCTTCGCTCCCTTCTCCATGAACTGAGAGCCTTGCTCAATCAGCCCGTGCTTCATGTAAGTTTCGCCGGCGGCGAAGGCGAGGTCAGCGGCATTGTAGGATTGCCCCGCAATCCCGCCTACTCCTCCCTGCGTGCCCGGCGCGCCTCCCGCACCTGAGTGCGACCTTCCTTTCAGTTCCATCATCGCCGCTGCCTGCGCATCTAGCAACTGCTGCGTCTGCGCAATCTCCAGCTTTCCTTTCGCTAGTTGCTGCATCGCCTCCTGATGCTGGTCACCTGCCGCCTGCTGCTGTGACTGGTACTGGCCTGCAGCCATGTACCCACCCATGAATCCGCCTACTCCGTCAGCCATTTCAGCCTCCCGGTGAGGTTACTGTGTAACCAGGATAAATCCCGCCATACGGTGTGCCAGCGCCGGGTGTCCCGGCGCTTGAATAATTCCCTTGTGGACCAAACATCTTCATCGCACTACCACCCTGTGCCAGCAGCTGTTGGATCTGCTCAAATGATTGGCCCTGCGCGGCGATCGCATTCGAGTTCGCTCCATTCGCAACCGACCCGTAGCCGGCGGGGTTCTGCGTCAGTCCGCTCAGGCTGGCTAGCAGCTGTGCTTGTTGCTCATACGCGGTCGATGCGTACTGCTGGCCATACTGCTCCAGCGCCACTCCCTGTGCACCACCAGGATTCGCTGCAAAGTTCCTGGCCACCGACTCTGCTCCCTGGTCTTTAAAGAACTGATAGCTCGGCAGTTTCGTAACCGACGACGGGTCGGCCATGAGCTTGCTCAGCTGATCCCTATACTGTCCCTGCGCGTCGAACAGTTCCTGTTCCATCTCCAGCTGCGACCCAGCCATTCGATTCGCCTGTCCAGCGGCCTTCCCTGCCTGGGAGGCAGAATAGGCTCCGATCCCGACACTCGCGACTGCAGCGGCCGCAGCTGTTATTGCGCCTGACATGAAAGCTCCTTCATCAATTGTTTACCACGTTCTAGGACCGGTTGAGCCGCACTAAAGTAACGTGCCTCCAGCACTTCGATATCCTGGCAATTATCAAAGTTATCATGCCACGTTTGTACTAGGATGTTCGTGTACGTATAGGCTACGCTGTGGAAACCCGGCTGAGTATGAATCACCGCCGGCGCACAGAAGTCCCTCGGGCCGTCTGGCAGCAGCAGGGCAGCCTTGCCGCGCAAGAGCTTCACAATATGCCCTTCCTTATGCTCTCTTCCTACGAAGTAGATATCTCTTGGCAGTTCCATTTCTCGTATATACCACATATCCTTGAAAATGTGTCGAACCGGTAGCAGTTCTCCTGCGTGTTTTGACAGCTGATACGCCATCATCGCTACCCGATCGTTCCATGCCACTGCAGGCTGATCTAGGATTGCAGGGAGTTTCATGATTGCCCTGTATAGATACCATTGACGAAGTGCAGTGTCACTCCCCCCACCACCACATCTTCAGTTTTTCCGGGATGCAGTACATTGTATAGATTACGGAACCAACCGCTCCAGGGTTGAGTAAAGGCTCGCACAGGCTCGCCTTCTTTCCTTTCAATTACTGATGCCCCCCGAGGCGGCGGAGAATTCAGGACGGTCATAGTGTTCCTAAGCCTAGTAACAGGCTCCCAGATTTGATTCGAAACGGCGTATTACGGAGGTGACGCAGGTGATAAGCCCGACGGTAAAAAGACCCTTCATTGTCGATGTACGGGCGCTTCTGGCTCAGATCCACATTCCGGAAGTTCGACCATTCAGAAGGATCATAGTCATTGTCGTTATACCGGACGTTCAAGGCACTCCCAGGCGTCTGATCGGCGTGGAAACGTAGGAGGTTAAGCATCTTGATCTTGTCCACTCCTGCATCGAAGTTCGGAGTGTAGATGTCAACCGGAAACAGCACTCCGTTGTCGTTGGGGAATACCTTCGCCACATCAATATCCATGATCAGGCCGTTTGAGAGCTGAGCGATGTGAGGGGCGGCGATGCCCTGACCAAATGCTCCTTGATAGCTTGTCCCAACTACCGGATACGCATTCCCAACCGGGTCGGTCCAGATGTACCACTGCTGCTGATCAATATCATAGACGAGGCAGAGGTTCAGATTCTGTATATTCATCCCATAGAACCTGTGCCCGGCATGCTTAAGCACCCAGCTAACCAACCCTGCACCGCCGAACTCAGTGCTTACCTCTACCCCGTCTAATATCTTCTCTACCGCTGGGGTAGAGATGATCTTCGGGATCAGGCTATCCAGCTGCACCACCTGTGGGCTAACCGTCTCATTCGAACTCACCCAGAAGAGCGAATTGTCAATCGACTTTACGCTGTACGGCGCGAAGCATCCGAGGGGGATCTGCGAATCCGGTACAGGGGAAAGTGGACTGCCTGGAGCAGGATTGCTGTTGTTGAAGAAGACCTGGGTAGTAGACTGCTTAAAGGCGATGATATAGCTGAGTTGCTTAGCAAGTGCTACTCCTTGGTCAGAGGTAGAATTGGCGGCGATTACATTCAGCGGATTCCACGTCGCCCCGTCATTCAGATTCGATCCCCAGATATTCCCACCTACATCCATCACATAGGTAGTTCCGTCTAGATACGCTACACCGGGTACTAGGTTAGGAAGATTGAAGCCAAACGGAACGGCGGGGATGTTGCCTGTAATCTCCGTAACCGTCTGGGCAGCAGGGTCGAGTAGGTACTGATTAAACGGACCCACTAGGATCACGGTTAGAGGATTGCTAGTAATCGTCTCGAAGGTATACGGTACGTTCCCAGTCTGCGGCTCTATTGTACCTACTACCGTTCCACCAACTCTCAGAGCACTTCCCGTGACGGTAATCAAATTCCCTACCCCAGCAATCCTTGGGGATTGGTAAATCCCGCACCCGGCACCTCCGCTGATACTCTGAAAGAATGCATTTCTCTTCATCCCAGGACGCTTGTAGATCCAGAATTGCTCGTCCTTCGGGTCGAATTCTACATATCCGTTATACAACCGGGAGTCTTTGACAAGCGGAGCTTCCCCATCTCTCACCTCTAACGGAGCGTAGAGAGGAAAGCGGTCGGGCAGTTCGATTCTCTGTGGCATCTCAGTAGCGCCCCACTCGTTTACCTGAATAGCCCCCTCGGGGGTCGGGCTGGAAGGTAGTCGAAGCATCTTCTACATCCCAGTTCAGCAACCCAGCTTCGTAAGAGAGTGATTTCGAAGCACAGCGATCAACTACCTCCTGTGGCATGCCGGTGCAGATCTGATCCGCTAGTCCCCATTCCAGACATAATGCCCATTCAGGCGGGAAGGCCATGGTATCCGTCAGGTTAGAGAAGTTTGGGATCTGTCCGTCTACTACCAGGTGGACCTCCCCCAGCGCGGCCTGCGCATTAGGAGTCATCCAGAGATTTACCACCATGCTTAAGCCTGGCGTACTAGGGACCTGAAGCTGCTTATCCACGTAATAAGAAGTAATTGTACCCTGCTGCACGGTAGTAGACAGGGTGTTGAATTCATTCCTGCTGATCATACTCAAGGGACGCTTCGAGAGCGAGTTAGGCTCGAGGAAATATCCGCTATCTATGATGCGTCGGGGGCGGCTGATCGACGTGACATCTCCAAGAGGGCCGAAGGTATAAGCATTCTTCCCCGCTTGTAAAACTGGGGCCTTTAGCGCTACGTCCTCCTGCACCCACAGTATTGCCCCCTGGGTCTGCAGGTAGTTCACATACTTATTCAGCCTGCGCATGTTCTCTGCAAGCTGTTCACCTGTAGGTTCTCTACCTTCTCCTAATTTCCCTGCATCCTTCATCCCATCACAGATGACCTGATAACAGGTACTCGGGGCTGCTGCAGCACTTGCGGTTGTCATTTGTCGAAGTCCAGTAAGATGAAAAAGGCCATCGGGGGGTCTGAAACCTTAAACGGAGTCAACCATAGCGACCCCTCCCAATTGTCTGGGGAGGGTATCGCATGGTCGAAGCGAATGTTGGAGCGAGATTCCAGTGGCATAAGCACACTGTCCGGATCCCAACTGAGTATAAAGCCCATCTTTTCTTCGATGAGCCAGGCGGCGGAGGAGAGCTTCAACAGCTTTTGCTTGGTTGGAATCTCGATCCTGAACTCATCGGTGACCTGACCGCTTATTCTGAAGGTCAGATTACGCTGAGTTCCGCCGGCAATCTCGGTTAGGACGGTCATTTTATCGCTCCTTCTGAGCGCAGTGGAAGTCCGCCGTCATAGTCGTCGCCGCCGCGGTCGCTCCATTACTGAGAGAGAGCGTTGGGGCAAGGTTGACGGTGGTAAACATGATTGGGGCCTGAACACCCTGAGACTGATAGTTGTAGTTGGCTAGTACCGGTCCGTTCGGGGGGTTGAGACTGAGACCTGTGACTGGGTCAACAGCGCCAGAACCGCTCGACGGCAGGTAGCCTACGAGAGGAAAACCTGTCCATGCGTAGAGGTTCTGATTGCGGTCGATGAAGAATGCGAGGTCGATATAGCTGTTGTTCGCGAGCGTGTACGCGGAGGTCGGAATGGTGAAGGTATTTGTGAATCCAGCACCAGTCGGACTGCCACTATTACTCGCAATGTTGATCAGCACCAGGTTATTGGCTGCACCTGCTGCTTTGTAGAAAAACAGGCCATCTACTACGTTCCGTGCGCCCGCTGAGAAGGGAGTAGCGGTAGTGATGCAGAGGCCTGCGATGAACGAGGCGGTAGATGCAGCGGCGATCTGCAGTCGCGCGAGGTAGAAGAGCTTCTTCATTGATCCACTGGTCGCGGGCGGGTTGTTGCCGGTACTGGGCAACACGAACGCCGCTGCGGATTGGATTGACTCGAAGTTTCCTGCCGCGGCACCGGTGGTGAAGAGGGCGGTACCGCCATCTCCTGCCGCATTCGCCACCGTTCCACTGTTCACGTTCGTGACAGTGTAGGCGCCGAGATCCAGCCCGGTGAAGTCGTCTGCGAATTGCTCGTAGAAGAACGGATTTCCTGCCCCGCTCTGCCACAATGGCCCCCAAGGGGGGTCCTGCGTATACCCAGCCGAAAGGCTCTGGGGACGCTGATTGGCGGGAGTTGATGCCATTTTGGGCTCCTTTTACGATTGGTTAATAGGCGCCCATTACGGTCCGTTGCTGCCGAGAACCGCCCGAGGATCAGTATTACCTACACTGAAATACATGTAGGTTGACGCCAGGGCGTTCTTCGTCCCGAAGTCATTATCCTGATCGAAGATCGGGCGTACCCGCCAGAACTGCTGCATTCCATGCTGGCAGTTCGTGCGTACGAACCAGGCGTGTGGGGAGGTGAAGTAATGGTTGAGCTTCACTCCGCCCGGGAACGCATTGGTCGCCTTCAGCACGTTGATATCGTTGTTCGCAGTGCCGGGCTGCAGTACGCTCTTCAGAATGCGGTTCGCATTGAACCACTCCTGACGGGCAATGTGCAGGCTGGTGGGGAGGATGCTGATGAGCAGGTTACGGTCCGTCTGCAACCCCATCGCCTGGATGACGATGTCCTCGAGGCTAGCCTCCATGAGGTCCGCCGGCGGGCTCAGCACGTTCGAGTACACACCTCCGGTGGTGTTCGGATGGCTCGCGCTGCAGAGAGTCTGCCCATCCGCTCCGGTGAACACGTTGCCGGTGAAGGCGTCGTTGTACACCGCGGCGCAGATATTCTCGATCGTCTGCTGAATGCTGAACGCATTCGCCTTCGCCCGGTTCATCGCGATCTTCTCGTAGAGATTGTTGATCATCTCTTCGTAGGTCACGATATAGCCCAGCGAGTAGGCGATATGCGGATACGTCGCGACTGGACCCTGAACCTCAGAGTCGTAAGTTACCTCACCTCCTTCCTCTTTCACTGATGCGAGCCCGAAGCCAGTTACCTGGACATCCTGCTCATAGGCCATGTCGGAATCGAGCTGATCGAAGAGATCAGTGTATTCCGTGGGGTGCTCGTCGTACATCTGACCCCAGAAGGCATGCACCCCAGGCCAAAGCGCCTTCGGATGATTGCCAGTTGTGATTACGCCACCGATTGCCATGAAGGATTCTCCTTAAGCCTGAGTTGGACGGGTGAGGAAAGCGTGCTTGCCCAGCATCACCCACCACTTCTGTCCAGCCCCGCCGGTAGCGGGCGAGGTGACCAAGTGATTGTCAATGCGGGGGGCAAAGCGCATCACGAGCAGATCCGTCGGGGCGGCGGTTGGAGCCGTTCCATTGTCGATCTGCGTTCCGCTGACCGCTACGCCGGTCGCCGGGGCTGCGTACACGAATCGCACATAGCGACCAACAATCGCATTTGTGAAGTTCGTGCCGGTACCTCCCTCTTGGATCTCGTAGATGATGTTCGGGTCATCACTGACCGCAGCGTAGTAGTTCACCGACTGCGCACCGGTAGGCCGGTTGGTGATGTTCAGGTTGTTGGGGTTGGCGTACACGCCTGCAGACAGCGTGCCCACCGCGACAATCGCGCCCAGGGTAAGACCGCTGTTCGCAGTCGCCAGGGTGATTGCAGGGATGCCGTTCGCATCCGCTGCGGTCGCAGCACCTCCCGACACCAGGGACACGATATCCCCGATGTAGAAAGGGTTTGTGTTTGCGGCCAAGATCGAGTAGATCTGGACCTTGCCGTCGTACTTCGCCCCGTTCAGATAGCGAACAGGGCTGAGTCCCGCCGGCTTTGATGGATTGACAAAAGCCATTTAGGTTCTCCGTAGTAGATTAACGTTTCCGTCGAATGACCGCCTTGCGGGCCGGTCGGTTGAAGATGGCTGTTTCGCGGTAAGCCTCCTTGCCCATTGGCTTCAGACCATCGCCGGTGTCGATCTTGGCTTCATCGCCGAAGATGGCCTGCATGATGCCGCTATTGCGGCGTTCGATCTCTTTCTGGTCCTCGAGCCAGTACTCCTCCGGGATCTTCATCAGGTATGCGCGTACGGGAGTACCGGATTCGGTCTTATCTGCGATCAAGGAGACCCGAGAGCCGAGGTCGGTCCCGGTTGACTTGCCGTCCAGGGCGACGTTTAGCTGGTTCATGCTCACCTCGTTCCGATCGACGAATTCGTAGTACGCGTCGATAGCGAGGGGAACGTTGTCTTCCTTGAACCAGTGGAGATGCCATCCTGGAATCTCCGGGGTTGAAAATCGCTGCCGTGCGGTTGACATCGACCGGCGAGGCGGGCGCGATGTGCGGACGGCAGCGGTTTCCGTTGGATTCGAGAGCTGGCTCATGGCGCTCAGGAGCTCGGGGGCGGTCGGGTCGGATTCAGTCATGATCATTCCTCAGGTTGAAAAGTAAGTGTTGGCGTAGGACTTCCGCCAGTCATCCATGGTTTTGAACTTCTGCCCCTCGCCGATCTTCAGCCGCTTCGCGGCTTTGTCGCAGGCGGCCTTGGCGTCGTCGGGGAGGTCGGAGTAGGACTTGCCAGCGAGGCTCGATCCGCTACCGTTTGTGCCAGGACCTCCACCACCTTCGACCCGGGAGGGTCCGCTTCGGCGGCCGCTGTCCTTCAAGTTGAACTTCGCTCGAGTAGCCTCCGCAACCATCGCCAGACGATCGGCCTGCGAGGTTTCAGCGGTCACCTTGCGTTCGCGGATCAGCTGGTTGTTGATCTCGATGCTGGCAGCCCGCATCACAGCATCTTCGCTCCACCAGGGATTGTCCTTCAGGAAGGCCTTGAACTCGGGGGTTTCAGCAGGATTCCCCTGCTGCTGCTGCAGTTCCTGCTTCTTCGGCGGAGTTTCCTTCACCTTTGCGGCGGTCTGCACTGCAGTAGCATGCTTGCGCAGCAGCTTCAACTCTGTCTGCATATCGCCAGCTTCGCGAGCATCTACGATAGCAGCTTCGATCTCCTCCACCGACTCTTCCGCCCGCTCAACTTGCACCTCGTGGTTAGTGGCTTGGATTTCGTCCAGCGCCGCAGCATTTGCCCGCGCAGTCCGTTCGGCGGCCTCCAGTCTCGCCTGCAGCTGCTCAACCGTCTCCGTCAGGCGGCGATTCGTTGCCTTCACAAACGGGAGCACCTCTTCGCCCCTACGAACATACTCCTCCGCTTCTACAAACTGGGCCTCATCTCCCTTGAACTCCTCACGAGGCTTCCAGCCCTGTGCCCTCGCCTTCTCTTCAACTGTCTGTTCACCAGCCATGATTAGCTCCTCGCTTGTAAGATCGTTGCTCTCGTCCGCCCCTCGCCGCCCTCTTGCTTAGATTGGGTGACGGGGTTCTTCACTATCATCTTGCTAATATCGCCCTTCAGGCGACAGAACACATCCTCCGCGTTGATGATGCGGTAGAACTTGCCGTCCAGCGGCCCTTTCACAATCACTCCGCAGAACTTGCTGATCAACACATTGTCGCCGGGCTTGCAGCGAGCGGAGACGCCCTTATACGCATCCTCCCCCAGCTCAATCACCGTCCCTCTCATCTCCCTCATCAGTTCCAGCGCCATCACGTTGTCTGGGATCTGCATTAAGGACTCTGTCAGTTCCGGCATGTATGGAACGCACAGAATGGCCTGGCCACTCGGTTCCAGACCTGACTCGTTCATGATAGTCGACATCGTTCATTACCTCGCTGTATTGCTCGTAGTCCAAATAAAGTAGCTCATGAATGCATTTGTACTGGGCAAGCGCCGAGTCCACCGCGGCCTTTTGCTTATGCGCGTCTTCATCACTTAGCAGACCCATCGCCCACTGAGACTTTAGACCCTCCAGGCACCTCGACAGATACGCTTGAATCGCCTTCATCCCCGAGCTTGCCTTCAGATTGAGAAACTCCTCCTCCGTCAGAACCCTTGCTTCCATCACCTTCTCCCAGCAGAGTACTAATCTGCTTGTTCATTTGATCACCTAGCTGTTCGTGCATCTTGAGTAGCTGTTCGAATGCCTCGATCTGCAGGGCAGCCTGGGCACCATGCGCTTCGGAGGCAGCCTTCATCGCCTGCGCCTCGAGCAGGCGGATCTTCGCGCTGTTCAGGCGTTGCTCTTCCATCAGATGATTCGCCCACTTCATCTTCTCGGCTTCCAGCTTCATCTGGATGCCTTGCAGTTTCATCTGCTCAACCGCCGCTTTCGGGTTCGGGGCGGTGTGATCAGGCGGTACCTTACCCGGCCCGGGATAGATCACGCTAATGTTCTCCACCTCCATGTTCTCGAGCCAGATCTTCTCCACCTCTGCGATATCGTAGCCAGGCGTGGCCATAGCGGATTGCTTGACCGCGAGGGCGGTCTGCAGTTTCATCGTAACCGAGCTGACATTCGGGTTAGCGACGGGGGCGATCAGGTCCGCCGCAGCCGTAACATAATCCTCCCTCCGAATCGTATCGTCCCCTGAGCCAAACTTGAAGGAGCGGGGAAGATAGATGCGGTTCAGGGCGAAACGCTGCTTGAACTCCTCCTTCATCGACCGCCAGACCCGCTTGAAGATCATTTTATAGACCTGCATCCCCTGTTCGGTCATGCCCTGGAAGGTCGAGGCGGGGGTGTTCTGCCCAGGATTCTCTCCCACCGTACTATCAACAGTGCCCGCAATCCGATTGCTGTACTCGATCAACAGTTCAATTAGTTGGAAGAGAAATGTTGGCGGGGCTCTGTCAGGCCACATGAATACATTTTTTCGTAAGTCATCACCAGAGCTATCAACACGCTTGAATTCCCAGGGTGCCATAGTATACACGCCTCCCCGGATCTTTGCGCCCCGACCAAGGAGGCCTCCAAGAGAGTTCTGCATGGTTCCGAAATCAAGCATTTGGTTGATAGCAGAATTGACTGCCTCATTAATCGGTCCGAGAAATACGCCGAATCCGAGGTCGTAAATGCCCCCGTCCGGAGAAGGTATGAAAGAGTACTTTGTGAAGTACTGTGTTGCTCGGATACACAGGATTTTATCATTGTCAGTGAACTCAATGTCTTCCATCCGCTCAAATCGAGCTACAATGCGGAGGAGGGTTTTACTAGACTCCTCCACGGTTACGATGTAGGGCTCGGCGTAGCCGTCGCCATCGAGGTCTAGCCAGCAGTGTTGCTCCAATAGGTAAAACGGAGTGTCGTGATCGCCCAGGGGAGGTGATCTACCCAGTCGTCTGTCTGCATCGATCTGCGCCTGCGTTTGCTGCGAGGCGGGAGGTCCTTTAAACCACGCCTCATCTGTGCAATCCACGAAGGTTCCCCGCAGCATTCGCTCTCGCATCTGGTTGCGGTATAAGGGGAAGCGGTGGGTAACTCTGGCCGCTGCACTTACGCTCTCCGCATGGTAGTCGATGATGAGGTCTTTTGCCATCACTAGCACGCCGACGGAATGAACCTTCGAGGCGTCGTAGTACGATTTGATGAAGTTGCAGCCGACGATGGAGAGATTGATTAGGAGGCGGTCATGCTGCTCTTCCCACGCCTCGTCCTCTTCGAGGACCTGCCAGCTCATATGCTTGCCGATGCGCTTAGCGCGATCGACAGCGAGCTTATCCTCCCCATTCACGGTCTTGTATCGGACGACGTTATTACCCTGGACAATGGCGGCGTAAGAACGGGCGGAGAACTGGAGGGCAGCGATGGTGACCAGCGGGAACACCACATTCGAGCAGTTTGGCCAGGGGAAGTTCTTCGCCACGGCGACCTGCATAGCCAGGTTCATTGCCGCCTCCATCCGCACCTCCCACTGCGCACGAGACTCTTTATCGATCTGATAGCCGCGGTAGATCAACGAGGCGATCGCTGTACAGTCTTCATCACCAAACCGTCCGCAGAGGTTCGGGGCGTCGATCATCTCTTGGTTAACGGTCAGGCGTTTAGTCAAATTTAGCATGGTTAGTATCCAGTTATCGATGATCGACCGTCGCCGCTGTTCCGCCAGAAGTCGCTCTCTCGCTCGAAAGCCTCTTCTTCCTCCGATCTCTCATCTCCATCCTCCAGCTCAGGATCATGTTCCAGGCCGATAAAGAGAGTAGCAGTACCATCAAAGCGGTCATCTTTCTCTGCATCCGCATTGCCGGTGAACATCAGGCATTCTTCCTTGTACTCCGGGAACCAGTCCGCCATGGTGTCGAAGCGGCAAGCGCGGGTCTTCATCCGCTTTTGGAACGGGCGGCCGCGAACCTTCTTATCATCCACCGGTACAAGTGAGTCGGCGATGTCGAGAAACTTGTTCCTGCTAAGCATCTCTTTCTGCAGAATCGGCTCAATCGCCAGCCACTCCTTCCCGTGCTCGACGAAGAAGCGAGGCTGCCAAGCCTCATGGATCTCAAAGAACATCTCAATGATTTGCAAGCTGTCCATCCTGTTTGCACGCACGTCTACGATGTGGGTGATGTTGCGCAGATCTTTCCCCCCAACCACGAAGGCGGTTCGATCAGCCTTCTTCTTCTTGCTCAGCGCAAAGTCTACTCCGCAGGCGAAGCGCTTGAAGAGCTGATGATCCTCATCAGTCATCGGCACGAACCACTCGGCGTGCAAGTACTTATCATCATCGTCCTGTGGGTCGTTCAGGTACTCCTGCGAATAGCCCGCCGAGTCGCCTTCGTTTACGAACTCTTGCTTGATCGCACGGAGGCGTGCCTCGGGGAACTTCTCCTCCCACAGGATCTCGCTGAAGTCATTCATCGATTTATGCGCTTTATAGCGCCGCGAGTCCCACGAGCGATTCTTCATCAACCGTGCTAGCAGAGAATCGATGTGAAGGATGGTCCCATGGACACGAATTCTGCCTCCGTCACGCAGAGCCTGTTTACAAGCACGAAAGAACCACTTACGGAACTTCGTGCGACGATCCTTATTCTCAACCTGTTCATCATCCTCCAGGTCATCTGCCACGATAAGTCCAGGGCGCTTTCCATGCCATTTACGGCCACGAATCTTTTGTTCACTACCACGTGCAAGGATTCGGAATTGCGTTCCATCTGTCCTCTCCACAATGATGTCGGAGGTAGTTCGCTTGATGAAGCTCTTGATACAGTAGTCGCGCCGGAGGAGCTCGTTCTCATCCAGCTCCGTCGCCATATCTCCAAGATGCTCACAGGCCATCTCCTCGCTAGCGCCGACGATGATCACATAGTCTTCTACTCCGAGGCAGACGTTTGCGAGCGTGAAGTCGTGGGTGAGGCCAGTAGACTTAGCATGATTGCGAGGGGCAGCAGTAGCACAAGCAGGATGAGAGCTGCAATAACGAGCCCAGCATTCACGATGGAATTCAGGAGTCGGCTGAGGCTGATCATAACGCCCCGCTAGGTAGACACCTGCGAATGCTTCGATATGCTCAGCGGTCAGAAGTTTCATGGCAGATTCGGAACGATCGCAAGATAAGTGTCGAGAATTAACTGCTGCCCACCACTGGTGATCGCGGTGCATGTAAGGTCGTAGATATTACCGACGATGGTTGGGAGGCATTTCTGGATAGCTAAAGTTCCCTGGACCGTAGCAGCCCCTACGATGATGGACTGTGGAGACGGGTCAGTGCCAGAGTAGAGAGTGCAGGTGGTAGTAGCTGACACTACCACCTCCGTTGGGCTCTCCATCCCGGAGATGAAGTCGAACGGTATGAATGGCGCCTCTCCAATCTTGATAGGCTCAATAATAATTCTACCCACGTGGCGGACTCCTAGAGAACCTGGTGGAGGCGTTGGACCAGTTGATTGCAGGAACTGGTTCCGCTCGGTGATGCTGAAGAGATTACGAGACCGCTGACGGACAACTATCTGCTCTATCAACTGCGCACCAAACGGCGGCGCTAGGTTGCTGAATAGAAGGGCCCATTGCGTCTCCTGATGATCGAATATAGAAGCCGGCCCCGCTCGTCTACTCGTCGGCAGGTCCTGCAAGGGAGCAAATGCCGGGAAGACTGTCAGTGAGGCCAGCAATATTGGTGCCGTACCCTGGATGTAGTCTGCGACAGGTATCCTGAGACGAAGCGGCAGGGGCCACTCGCCGCAGAGAGGCGGCTTGAGAGGGATGGTGTAAAAGAGAGCTAGGCCATACGCCTCGAAGCCTCGATTCACAGCCGGTTGCCGAGCGCCTAATGGCGGGTCCCACTGCAAATTATGCAGTGCGCCGAGAGGGATGTTATCCTGGCCCAAGAGGTTCAGATTTATACTTCGCTCAAAGCCCCTGTTCCACTGCCTAGGTCCGAGGGGCGGTATCCAGTTAAACTCTAGATAAGGCGGATAATTGGTCAGGGTAACTATGTCGAGGGCGTTGAGGCCCCTTTCTACACCTCGCAAGGCGGCGGAGAGCTGCTGAGCATCCCATTCGTATCCCCAATCAGTCGGAATCAGCACCCGATCCTGGCCTCGAAGGGTAGCGGGGGTGCCTTGCTCAATCCCTAACTGTACATTCGACCTTGCTCGCAGTAGGTAAGCGGGCATATCTAGGTCGCTGGGAGGAATCTGCAGTGGTGGGACCTGTAGAATGGTCGCTGGTACTTGCCAGAATTCATGCAGGGAGGACGGACTAGCGGCGCCGAAGAGCTTGTGCGGGAATTCGTCATCACCAGGTGGTGTGCCGGTGATCACCGCAGGAACTAAGGCGAACATCGTGCTGCGGCCGGGCTGTGAAGAGGCCTCAGTGAAGTTCATGGTCATACTGGGAGTACTGACGGGTGCCGCTGAGGGCTGTACTAGCTCATCAATCACTATCGTCGGGCGGTTAGCGTTCGGCCAGTGAGTGAGTCGGCGGGTGAAGCCAACTAAGCCACCAGCTTCAGTCGCGACCGGGGACGGATTACCCAGGGTGTTGCCGAAGTTAATCGCGAGGATCAGGGACTGATCGTTCGCCGGGGCACTCATAGAGCTCCACACCAGTGCGCCTACTCGGTTGTATCCACGATCGTTGCTTACCGGATCAACCAGGCCAGTGAGGATGTTCGGTCCCCCACTGTAGCAGAGGCAGACTGCCACTTGGAACTGGTTCCCCCAGCTCGGAATCGCAGGCATCGGATCGTTGCCGGCGGCGATTGCTGCGTAGACGGCACAGCCGACGGTCCACTGTACCGCTACGGTGATATCGAGCCAGCCGGGAACGACGGGACGAGCGTTGCTGCCGAGCAGTTCGCAGGTAGCGATGATGAGCAGGTCGTTCAGCTGAATACCGGCAGGCTGCCCCGGCGTCACATTCGCGTTAAACGAAGTGCCCGGGACGCCAATACTGCGAAATGCCCAGCCTGCCATTACGGTGAAGTATCCCAACTGCCAGGTGGAAGGGCACCGACCGCGCCGTTATTAGCGTTGATGACGGTGAGGAGGTCGGAGGACTTGAGGCAGAATCTCTGCTGCCACGGCCAAATCATAATCTGACAGCCCATGCCGGTGTGTGCAGGACGAGCGCCTACGGCAGGGACGGAGTTGCGAGTACAGGCGTCTACAAAGGTTGCCTGGGCTGTGCCGAGAGGCGGTGGGCAATTCGCAAAGCTCGAGCCGGTTCCGAGCCCCGGGCCTTCCGAATTGCCTATCTTGAATACTTGGTCTCGGATATCTCCCAGCGAACCGACGTTGCCGGCGATGAGCTGGAGGAAGGTGGTGTACCAGGCAGTAGAAGTACCATGGACACCGAACAGCGGCGTATCCGGGCCGCCGTAGCCGAACCCGCCCGGGTCGGCGGCTTCGAGCTGCTGGTACAGAGCCGTCAGCCCTGGCACCTCATTCGTCGCGAAGTAGGATGCCGGGCACCAGACCATCCGTGGAGCGAAGGCTTGGCGAAGGGCGATGTGCAGGGCGATGAACTTTGTCTGATAGTTCGTATCATTCTGGATGGAAGCGCCATTGATGTCTACATTCGCATCAATGCTTTCATCAGCAGTGGCGAAGAGATCAATCCGGTTGTCGGTGTCGAGTTGCTGGATGACGTCGAAGGCCCCGAGATACATCTCTTGCTTTGCAGCCCACATCGCCGCATTGTCGCTATCCAGCTGTGCCCGGGCATTAGTATTAGTCTGGAAGAAGGTGTTGATCCAGCTCGAGGGCATCCAGGCGGGCCAATAGGACGTATCGACGGCTTTTTGCTTTCCGAGAAGGTAGTTTCCGTTACCTCCAGAGAATCCTGTCAGCGTAGCCGTGGTCGTTGTGCTAGAACTGACTGGATAAGTATGCCCCCCAATGTTGCAGAAGGTCCATCCCGTGCTACCAAACCCTGCTGAGTCGGTAATCGTGTTCCCTGAGACAGAAGTCGTAGTCCCGCTATGGGTAGCATAGAATGCCCCTTGCCAAAACTTGCAGGATAGGTAGACCTTCTTCTGCGTCTGAGCACGGAGGATATTCAGGATCGTAGTGAGATTATTTCGGAAGGTGTTGAAGGTCTGCTTGCCACCGGTCAGGGCGGAGTCAGAGATGGCAGACCAGGTGAAGTTGATGTTGACCCGATTTACCTTATTGACCGGGTTCGCGATGGAAGAGATGGCGCTCTGCAGTGTCGAAACCTGGTTCCCCGGGAAGAACTGGTTGTCCATGTGGAAACCATGGCCAGGGTGAATGCGGGTAGCTCCCAAGTCTGGAATGGTCTGTGGAATTAGGAGAGGGATGTTAAGCGCCTGCTGGATACCAGTGAGAGCATTAGACTGTCCACTCTTCCTGAACGAAACTGCCAAATCAACAGGCACAAAGGGTCTCGGCACCACCGGCGGAGGGGGTGTTGGAGGTGACGGGTTGATTGTCGGGTATAGCGACAACCCCCCTTGTGCCTGTTTGAGCCGCATTTACAGAGGCTCGTACTCAACGTGAGAGCTGATTGCCCCCACAGTACCACCGCTGAAGGCGGAGAGGATGGACTCGCCGCCGGAGGCGGTGTTGCCCAAGATCCACCATTCAGCACCAGGCGCGGCTACCCACCGCTTGATGCCACCGAAGGCGTTCAGACCCATGTCGAGTCTGGCGTCGGTAGTAGCGGACGAGCGCTGGGGGCCGGTCGCCGCAGCTACGAAGCTGACGGGTACTGCGGCCAACGCTGCGGTGGACGGATGCGCCGGGCCGTCCGAGTTGGGGGCCGCCAGCGCAGTCGGCGTGGTCTCGATAGTGCCTGCCCGTGCCCACTGCAGGATGGTGGGGGAGCTCGCTCCGGCAAATCCTGAGACCATGATCTCAAGGACACAGAGGAGCTGGGTACTGGAGCCGCCCTTCAGTGCGCAGTACGTCGCGTTCGCGAGCGCAGAGGCGTCCGCCGTAGCGGTCGGAGTCCAGTTGACAACTTGGAAAATACGCTTAGCCATGGCAATTAAACCTCGATGAAGTTAGGAATTAAGTTTTGGTCCGAAACAGGACCGACAATTGTCCACCTTCCGCTACTGACCATCGCAGCGATGTCATGAAAAGAGCGGTGAGTGTAACCAGGTTTCTTCGCTGTACGCGCACAAGGATCGCAGAGATACTTATCGCAAGAACGGCAGTATTCTCGCTGCCTGTCGCGATCTGGGTTCGGAAGAAAGTTTGCGCTGCAGTGGCAGCACCAAAGCGTGGCTTGCTCGACTAGCTTGTCGCCTGGATAGACGACCGGGCCCCGAAGGGCGGAGCTGTAGAAGTTCACTCCCGGACCAGACCGGTGGTCGGTTAGGAGGTATCCTTCGAATCTCTTCTTGCTGCTCATCAGGAGATATCCTCTGAATTTGGCTTATCCCGAGTGACGTTCGGGCCCGAAGTGCCGTAGGTAGTAGAGAGGGCGGTGGTCGAGAGGGTTACTCTCGGACCATCAACCTTATAGTTACCAGCACTAATCAAAATGGTAAACGCATTGCTGGACGTGTTACCATTTCCATTAGAGGCGATAATAGTATAAGGACCGTGAGTAGCGACGCTCGCTACTGCGGTGTTGACAGTTAGTACGCCCGTTACGCTGTTAAAGGAGAATCCTGTATCTAGTGCAGGGGCGATGGTGTAAGAGGTGACCGTACCGGCGAAAGCGAAGCTAGTGTCATAGGTTTGAACTCCGTTGTTGATGTTGTAGGCTAAGTTCGGGATACCCTGAACAAAAGTTGGCGGGGCGGTTAGGGCGAAAGTAATAGGCTGGAAGAGGACGAGGGCCAAGTTATAGATGGGACGGGGGCGAATATCGTGGCTGGAGTAGCTAACCGGCGGCTTTACTGAAGCCAGTATGCGGTAGATATTAGGGCTGTATGAGGTATACAGATCCGGATTGCGACGGAACCCGCTTGGCGGAAGATCCTGCGACAGCGGGAAGTTGGGCTTAGAGGAAACGGTAGAGGTGAGGAAGCCTCGCACGGTGATTGTGTAGTCGATACGCTTGACAGGCGGATAGACGTAGTCAGGGGTGATGTTTCCTGGTGGCCGGAGGCCAGTGCCGCTGAAAAGTATAGTGTTGCGGAGGTGTTCTACCTGCAAGCGAGGCGCGGGGCCCCTACTATCGCTGACGTCAACGGGCACATAAGGACTGTCTCCGACGCCATTCAGCAGAGTATTGAGCAAGTTCTGCTCTAGCACGGGCAGCAAGCCCTGCCTTCCAATCACTGGTACTCGCGGTGCGACCAAGCTGGCGAAGGGCGGGAAGCTAGAGGTCTGTTTCTGGACTGCGAAGGCAATCTGTGACTCGTATAGTATGGGGTTCCAGGGACGCCTAGGCACTAGTTCATGCAGCACGGGGGTAAAGGCTGGCTGCGGGGTAGTAGTAATAGGAGTACGCAGGGTGTAGTTCTGCACTACATCGTACAGGCCGGGATTTATGGGAGCTGGTGCCCGCCGACCCGAGAGATCTTGCTGGAAAGGTGGCTGAACCGGCGGTGCGAAGCTCAGATTCAGGAGGATGTTCTGCGGAGCGAAGTCGAATCTCAGCCGCCCTGGGCGGAACGGCGGGTTGAAGACTACCTGACGCTTCATCGCCAGCGTAGAACTTGGGATAAGACGGACGGTGTAGTTCTGAACTACGTCGTAGATGCCCGGATTGCGCACCGCCCGGCGGACGGGAGGTGTAGTGTCAAACTGGGACAGCGGATTCCCTGCCGACAAGGGAGGAGTGATTAGGGTAAGATTCTGCGAAACGAAGTCGAAGAGCAGCCTTGGCGCTGGCCTAGGGGGACTGACGACCGTTTGTCTCGCTAAGGTTCCCATATCACATCCACGCCTGGCCCATTAGCGTATCGCCAGCACCCTGCTCCTTAAAGGCGACGGCAGCGAAAGAGTTAAAGTTCCCTGTACCCTGCGTATAAGTATCGGAATAGGTTCCGGTAGCGGACTTTATGGCATAAGAGACGGCCCCAGCAGGGACGCCGTCGGTGACGTCCTTGTCTACGAATGCGAATCCGGTTCCTGAATCGGTGATCGTAGCGGTTGAGCCGAAACATCCAATGAGGGAGAGGATGAGATCTGGGGCGAAAGTAGTTGTTACGGAAGCGCCAGTGACGGTAGTAAGACCAGAATCATTATTGCTGCCGTTGCCGGTTACGTCCACACTGGGGTTGGCGGCTCCGGTAAGCTCGATGAAGAAGAAGCAGAACGAGTCGGCGGCAGACATGGTGAGGGTGGCGGTGTGTCCTGAACCGCCCGTCCCCCCATCGCAGACGTAGATGTTGGCGGTGTTGAACAGCGTCCCACTTGCCTTCTGCACATAAGTGTTTCCTTTGCTATCAGTAACACTCGATATCGTTTGCGACTTGGTATTCGTGCAGATTACGAATGTGCTGCCGCTCGCTGCAGTTGTTACTGATCCTGTCGTTGCGGTAGTAGAGCTACCGAAGGGAGTCGAATGGGTATGAGCGAAGGAGCCTAAGTTGATTGCCATATTAGGGCTCTATGTATCTCCAAACGCCACTGTTGCCCATCGCCCCTAGGAAGACATTATGGGACCCATCGTTTACAACCGCGACCTGATGCGGGCCGCCGAGGAAGTTAGCAGGTGCACCGGAGGCATTCGCCCAACCAGTAATACCAGGCTGCGGGGCGGAAATGAAGTTCGGCTGAACCTGCACCGTGCTGCCAGCGGACCATCCATAGATGGAATAGACATTCTTACTCGTCCCCCACACGAGAGCTTCTGTTACACTAGAGCCGACGTGGGTCCAGGTTAGGCCATAATCAGTGCTGCGGTAGACGCCCCAGATACCAGTCGAGTTCGTTCCAGCTTCGTAAACCACGCCGTTTTTGTCAGGCTGGTAGATCTGAGAATCTCCATGGGGGTGGTTGATGTTGCTGGTGTTGGTCCAGCTCGCTGCACCGTTGGTGGTGATGTAGGTGCCCGGGCCGCCGCCCGTACCCTGCATGATCCACAGCCAATGGTTGGCGGTAGTTGTAGCGTTACCATCGTCGATGAAGAAGGTGAATGCTGTGCCGCCGCCAGAGGGGTTGGTGGGCATCGTCTTGTTTACCCAGGTTACACCACCATCTGTGCTCTCAATCAGAAAATTCTGCTCATGACCGCAGGCGAGCAGGTGGTTGTTGTTGTAGGGGTCGACAGAGACGGGATAGATGTCCGGACGGCCACTGGGTAGCGGGGGCGTGAGGCCGGCACTCAGGTTCACCCAGTTCACCCCTCCATCGATAGACCTCCACAAGCCCACCACCGAACCCCGAATGCAGGTCTCATAAATGGTAGGCAGGTTCGCAGTCGGGACGACTGTGATGCCTCCAGCACAGTTCCCTGCACTCGACCCGTTCGTTCCAGTATTGATGGGGCCGCTCCAGGTGATCCCGTAGTCAGTGGACTTCCAGAGGCCCTGGCAATGCGCTTCGAAATACAGCGTTCCTGGGTGAGTAGTGTCAGCGCCTACCGATTCTATGCCAAAGTTACCACAGCCGGGGTCGGTAAGGAGGACTACGTTGCCAGGAGTGACATTCGTCCATACGCCCGTAGCGCCGCCGGCCACCGGGGTTCCACTCACCTGTGCGGAATTTGCACTCTCGCAGCAAGCGTTTACTGCCGATACTACATAGTAGTATGTAGTACCGTTCGTCAGCCCCGAATCGACGTAAGGAGAGATACTGACGGAGCCGATGGTGGAATAAGGACCGCCGTTCACCAACGAACGCTTGACGTTATAGCTGGTCGCCCCCGAGCTAGCCGTCCACGAAATCACTACCTGCCCACTGCCAGATGAAGCTCCTACGCCGGTAGGTGCGCTGGGGGGCGGGAGTGTTGGAGTAGCGCTGACGACGGAGGTCTTCCCACTAACCCCAGTCGCGTTTCCGGCGGAGATGATGTAGTAATAGGTCTTATTGTTGAGTACGCTCAGATCTACGTACGAAGTCGTTGTGCTCTGAGCGATTTGGCGGAAGAATCCCCTAGAGGCCAGGCCTCGGTAGATGTTGTAGAAGCTAGCACCGTTCACTGTATTCCAGCTCAAACTCACCTGCGCATTGCCGCCGGTGGCTGCCAGGCCGGTGGGGATAGTAGGCGGAGGGGCGATGCTCTGCTGATCAATGCGGATGGCGTTCAGAATGGTCTTCCTGCCACCGCCGAAGGAAGCAGAGGTCTGGATCTTAAGCTGCTGGTTCGTAGTAGTAATTGTGTAGCTGTAAGTGACAGCTGCATCTACTGAAGGAACCGGAGTACTGGTGATGCGGAGGCAGGAGTTATGAGTGCCGCCCGAGTCCGGAGGGCTGTAAGGAGAGTCATTCGTGCCGCTGAAGCTGCTCCACGCACATGCACGTACTACGTTGCCGTTTATCGCCTGGTCTTGACCAAATTCACCAGCGTTGTTGATTGAGGCAGTGGAGGGGTCGGCGAAGACCGACTGGGTAAATGCGGTGACTGGGGCAGCACTTAGGGTAACTGTATAGGTGCCATTCGGGACGTTTATGGTCCAGATACCGAAGTTCCCGTACCGCCCGCTTTGGAAGAGAGTAGGATCGGGGGTACCAGTGATGGAGTGATTTGTGGTATAAGGGATGAAGAACTGCATGCTCAGATCTAGCCCACTAGCAGCTACGTCGGCGAAGTAGGTAACTCCGTCGGAGGCGAGATAACTGCTGTTTGACCCAACAGAGATGCCGTAAGGGAATACTCCGTTGTTGAAGTAAGGAAGAGGAGGCTGAACGGGCGGGGTCAGGCCCTGTGCCGCCAGGAAATGATCCCGCATTCCTACACCGAAGCTGGTCGGCGTCCCACTGTAATCTGCAATGAGGGAAGGGAAGCTGGAGCAGTTATAGGTGTTCCACGCCCAACCTAGATAGTGGCCGTAACGGGCGTCAAGCCAGACCATCAGCGGATCTACGTAAGTGTGAGCACAATCTCGCTCGCCCAGCTCACCGGTGATTAGCGGGGCGTTTGCGAGGACGGGGGCGATCTGGGAGTCCCAGCAGGACTGCGGTACACAGATCTGATCGCTGTAGCTGTGCCAGGAGGCGACTAGGTTGTTCGCAGAATCAGTTGGCTTATACAACACCCACTGAGCCAAGACATTAGTGAACTGAACGCCCGGCACCATGATGATGTTGGTTGCGCCAGTGGCGCGAATGGTGTTGACGAGTGACTGGGTACCAACGGAGGTATAGGTGCTGCCATCGTTTGGGTAGGTTGCTAGGCAACCGTCCCGCAGGCAGGTCCAGGCCGCCGTGGTATTCTGGTTATTGTCCGGATACGGTTCGTTGTAGAGATCGAACAGCACTCGGCTGTTGTTCTTGAAGGTGTTAGCGACGGAGGTCCAGAAGGCAGGCGCGTGGTCGAGGTCGGGAACGGGGATGAGAGGCTGAGCGCCAGTACCTGCTTGAATCACCCCCGGGGCCGCCCACTGGAGGTCAATAATCGTCGCTATGTTGGCGGCGCTCAGCAGATTCACATAGTTGACAATGGCGTTTTGGTAGAAGGCGCTGGTGTAATTCGACCTAGGCATGCTGTTGATGCCAAGCCAACACTGCTCGTTCAGCGGCAGACGAACGATATTCACGCCCCAGGCCGTGAGGTTGGCGACATCTGAGGCATCGGCGGGGCCGTCGAATACTGCAGTGCCAGTAGTGCTCAAGCACTGGTACTCGGTACCAGACTTATTCACCCCTCGCAGGGATACTCCCTGGCCGAGACTGTTCACTATACGGTTGCCAGAGACATGAATGCCGGCGAGACTTAGGGTAGCAGGCGCTTGGCCGCCGGTCAGGCTACCCGGCTGTGCGCCGATTGGGGCAGTGGCGAAGAGGAGGAAGAGGGCTATTAGCTTACGCATCATTTATGCTACACTGAAGAGGAATTCCGCCGACCAGGGCCCGACGCTGGAGGCAAATGTAGACTGCACTGCCCCCACATAGTTGCCAGAAGAGAGAGGAGGATTGATATCGGAGAGGAGGACGAGAGAGGTTGGCTGTCCCTCCACCGCCAGGATCAACGGATAGGTGCCAGGCGGATTAGCGCTGGTTCGAATACCTATATTGTAGCCAGTTACACCGGGGGAGGGATCAGGAATCCATGTGAGATAGCTGGCCAACGGGGATGACGGCGGAGCCTGGATCATCCGAAAGCCGCTGGTGATAATGGCATGCATTAGAGCCAGCCCTGGAGAATGATCAGGTCGATGTATCCAGCAGTATATGCGCTCACGTTCAGTCTGATAGCACGAACAGGGAAGGCGTAGTTGCCGTCGGCCCTGGTTGTCTGGCCGGTGAGAGAGACGTGGGTATCCCAGCGAAAATTGTTCGCGCTTCCGTTTCCGGCGGCAGTCTGAGAAACTGCGGAGGTGACAGTGTACTGCGATTGGCTGATGACGGAGGCAATCTGATAGTTGCCGTCGGGGGTGCCGGAGATGCCTCGCAGGAAGACGGAATCCGCTACGCTCAGGCCGTGGCCAGCGACTCCGGAGACCACTCGTCTATCAGTGACAGTGATGGTAGTGGTGGTCTGGGAATAGCTGATTGGCAGCGACCCCTCCGGGCCCGGATCATCGAGAGTATGCTGAACGCCCCAGGTAAGCGAGCCGTTCGACGACAGGATACCCATCACGCCGACAGCGAAGGGGACGGAGCGGTAGTCGACTGGGATGGCCGGGCCGAAGCCGGCGGCTGCTTGGCGGTAGAGCGGCTTCATTTCTGCCTCGCAAGCTTCTGGTGTAGGCGCAGCGGTGCGTCGGCGGTGGGGACGGGCTGGGCCGGCTCTTCCACTAGCCCCCGACCGGAGAGGCGGGTGGCCTTCCCCTTCGAGAACCTCGACAGCGGGGAGGCGTATTTGATGCACGCCCTGCCATTACCTTTACTCATGATGATCTCCAAATTCCGCAGTTAAATGACGGCCGCCAAGGGCGGCGGGCTAGCCCTCAATGTCGTTGAAGGCGGCTGATTCACCCTCTAGTACCTGCGCCTTCTTCCTCCTAAGCAAGTGAACCAGCTGGTCCGCATTATCGTCCAGTTTCTGGGTGACGTTCACCACGACAGCGGGGGTGTCGCGGGCGCCATAGCCAAGGGC